CCTTGCTTAAAGCGACCACGCAGAACAAGCCATCATCTATAGGCCTGGGGTTAAGGACTGTGTAAAAGTTTGCGCCAACTTGTATATTATCGCCATACCTTAATCCGCCAAATTTTGAGGTCTCACAAAGCAACATATAATTATCGCTCATTTGCATGTCGTCCAGCACATACTCGCCAGGCATGTCAAGGATCCCCACTCCCTGAATAACTCCGGCCACTACAGGCAGTCCGAAGTCAGCCAAAAACAGCAGGGGATCCTCAGCAAACATCAGTCAGACAATTCGCGTTTTGACTTCGCTGGCAGGACTTCTTTGATCACGCCTAGAAAAATTAGGCTAGCAGCGGCATCAGGCTGAATTACCAGCTCATCGCCTTGCTCATACCTAATTCCATCGTGATCAACGGGACCTTCAATAACTACATGCTTCATAATTAAGCGACGCAGTTTTGGAAGAAATAGCCTACGTCAGAAGCTACAATTAGCTCGTTGACGCTTTCGCCAACTCGCACGCGCTGAGCGCCGCGAAGTCCCACCTTGGGCTCGGGAATGCTGCCAGAAACTCGATTGCCATATTCAGCAGTAAAGCCGAAAGTTACGGCATTGCCGCGAATCGTGGCCACAGGATTCTGATGCAAGAACGCCATGTGCTTACCCCAGCAGCGACTGAGAGATGCAGTTTGACCTGGCTTGGCAGTGTTAATAAACGCTTCGCCGATGATGATTTCATCAAGCTCCAGCAGGTCTGCAATAGCCTGGGCTGTTGCAGGTGCGCCTGTTGCGTTGGTCGTTGAGGTGTTTCCAGTCGAACTAGGCGCCAGAGCCGCCGTGATCTTCGGATGCACCCGCAGTTTAGAAAACGCCAATCGACCAATTACTGCCCGGTTCGGCCTCATCAGCATCCCATCCAGCGCGGTCATGATCGCGCTATATGGATCGCTGCTAGTGTAGTCGCTCCACTGGCTAGTGCCGCTCAGCGTGGCCCGGTTAGCAGCGGGGTAGGTATTCAGGCCAAAAACTAAATCGGCAACCCGCTTTTCACGATCCAATGAAATTAGTTCGGTAATGCCGGTAACGGCAGTGCCGAGCGGATCGTAACCAGCAGGAGCGCTATCGATGTCCTCCTGCGGCACTACATCATCCAGTCCGTAATCCCGAACGAATCCAGCGGTTTCAGTGCCGCCGAACTCAACCTCGTTAGGCACTCCTTTACGTCCTACCATCGTTTCGGGGACGGTGAACATCTGATCTTTGTTCATCTGCAGCCATTTGAACTCCCGCGCAGGCACTGGAGTTCGAGGCAGCACGCGATCTGCGATTAAAGCGCGATTGCTGTAAGCAAGCGTAATTGCCGTCAGTTCTTGCTGAATCGGAAACGGGAAATTCATGTTTGACATGATTCAATCCTTAGGTTGAGTAAACAATGATCAACCCTGGAATGAACCAGGGCACAGGAGCACTGCTCCGAAGTCGCCAGACGCGCCAGACACCATCGCAATGCCGGCGGTTCTGACATTAACGCCAGCCGCCGCAGCAGCCGTTACCGCCTGTCCGCTGGCATCACTCATGACCAGCTGGCCACGGGTAATAGTGCCTCCGTATCTGACAGTTGCAATCCCGTCGAGAACTGCGTCTACTCGCTCTCCAGCGGCAGCGGCAGTCCCGTTAGGGTTGAAATCAGAAACGCCGATCAGCAGATCAGCTCCGGCAGCCCCCTGGATCACCGTTCGATCGTCGGAGTCAAACTTGACGAAGCGGCTCGGATTGACCGAAGCCCCCGCCAGAAATGTTTTGATCAGTCCCTGGTTGCGCATGGTTCAGCCCTCCTCAGGCGTGGGTTAGTTCGCGCCGGGCTTGCGCCACAGCATTGGGAACGGTGATTGTTTCACCGTTGGCCGTCGCCTCTGCCACAATCTTGCGGGCACGGGCGGCCAGTTCTTGTGCGCTCGGCTCGTTTGATTCGGCTTTAGCCCGCGACTCAAGGCCATCGGGCGCCGGGGCAAATGCCACGGGATCAAGCGCGTCCTCCTGACGAGATACGGCATGCTCTTGCCGCAACGCGGCCTCAGCGGCAATTACAGCCATCGCGGCTTCTGGGCCAGTGGTGTGACCGTCAGCGGCCAATTCCTCAATCAAAGCCTCATGGCCAGGCAGAGACTGAGCGCGAACGGCCGCAATGCGGTCGCGCTCCCCAGCCGCGCCTTCGACGCGGCCCTCGGCACGCAGCACCGCCGCTGCCTCGGGATTCTCGGCCGCCCATTGGGCAGCCAGTTCAGATGGATTCATAGGAGAAACGGAGACACGGACAGGAACAAAGGGCCGCGCCATGGATTTGGCGCGATCATTCATTGAAGCAATTACCGATTCCAGTGTAGCGATGCCATTAGCAATGCCTGCATCGACAGCCTGTTGACCAATAAACATTCGACCATCAGCCATGTTTTTCAAAACTTCGTCAACGCTTACACCGCGATTTGTTGCTACATCAGCAACAAACAATCCGTAGAGATAGTCCACCTGGTCTTGTATTGTCTCTCGACCAGATTCTGTCAATGGCCCATACTGCGATGCAGCACGCTTGTAACGACCAGCGACGATTTCTGTAGTTTTGATTCCTAGCTGTTCTTCCCGCTTTGACACGTCCGTGTGGGTTGCCACTACACCAATACTTCCTGCCCGTGTCGCCCCATCGGCGAGCATCACCACATCAGCCGCTGTGCCAATCCAGAGACCCGCGCTGGCCATCAGCCCATCAACAAACGTTGCAATCGGCTTGACTCCGCGCACGCTGCGCACCACATCGGCGGCCGACTGCGTGCCAGCCGTTGTGCCACCAGGCGTATCTGCCATGACAATGATGGACGAAACCATCGGGTCTTCGACTGCCTGGCGAATGTCACGAGCGAATAGCTCGGTGCTGGTGCCGCCGCTGATGTTGGACATCAGATTGATTCGTTGCGCCAGCACTCCGCGCAACGGCACCAAGGCTGCACCATCGCGCACCTCATATCCGTCGGCTTCATTTTGAAGTGGTCGGCCGATTCGAGCCTCAATGCCGGCAATATCGGGATTTTCACCCCGCAGCCGCGCAGCATAGATTGCATGGATAGACTCCAGCCGGTCAGGGGTGATCGCCCAGGGCGAATTCAAAACATCAAGAACAGTCATGAGAACATGCTAGTAAGTGAACTAATCATCTTCATCATCGCCCTCTGGAGGCGATGACGGCCGGGCCCTCGCCGGGGGAATGGCCTCAAGACCGCCCGCGCGCCTATCTCCTGCCTCTCTGACTCTCTGGCGGTGCTTCGCCTCCCAGTCGCCTCCGTCGTAGGCCACGATCTCCTCAGCCAGAGTTGTTACGCCAGTTTCGATGCGCAGCGCAATAGCATCGGCCTCTTTTTTCGGATCCAAAGCGCCGGGCCCATCGCCGCTCCAATTAGAGCCGCACCACGCTGCACGGATGAATGGATTAGCAAAGAACCCGCGTGCTTGAATAATTCCATAAGCAACGGCGTCGGCCAGCCACTCCTCATAAATTGGTTGGCACAATCGCCGAGTCAGCCATGCACGCTCAATTCTCCAAGAACGCCACGCATCCATCAATGCCGCTCGACTAGCTGAATAACTGGCGTTGAATGCCTTGGCTAATATCTCTTTTGGCAGGCCCAACCCCATCGCCACAAGGTTTAGCATTGCGCTAAAAAATGGATCGAAATTTGGATTCGGCCGCCCTGGTGTTGGACTTATTACGCTTTCGCCCGGCATCAGATTGATAACCTTGCCGCTATCCAAGTTTCCATCCCATGCCGAAGCTGTTGCTAATACTTGCGCTTTTTCGTCATCATTCAAAATATCACTAAACGCATCGCTATCCATTGTTGCAAACAGCGCCATCGCAGCACTGTTCACCGCAGCATCAACTTCCGCGTCACTGTATCTCGTAAGCTGCTTAATTGTTGCAATGATTGGCGATAATAGCGGCAACCCTCTGGTTTGCCCTGGCCTGTCCATCTTTTTTAGATGCAGCACATTGCGACGCCCACTAGCACCATAAAATGGAATTCTCGTCCATTCTTGTTTGTTGTTTGGAATTATCCGCCCCGGATGATTCTTTGCTACATGAATTGCAACAGGCTCTCCATCTGCAGCACGCTCAACGCCATCAACCATGGTTGCAGTATTGATTACATTGTTTGGATTGCAGACTCGATCAGCTTCGATAATCTGCAACGCAAGCTGAAACGGCCAACCATTTCGCCGCTTCCTTGCCAGCAATACAAATACATCCCCCCTTGCATCATGAGAACGAATTGCTAAATCTTGCAGCTCGTAAAAACATTGCTCGCCCATTGCATCGGCAAACGGCGAACTAGCCCACAAACGAAATCGCCGCTCAGTCAATGACTGCCACGCACTAGCCTGATCATCGTCAATACCAAGCTCATCAATATCTACTCGACTTTGAAGAGATAAGCCGGTTCCGACAATATGAGAAACTCTGGTCTGGATCGCGCCAGTTGCTACTGGTGCTGTACGCACTAAGTCGGCGCTAAAGGCTCGCAGATCCTTTAGTTCGTATTGCGCTTCGCTATCCGCATCAAACAAGGGCGGACGCCAACCGGCAAACCTAGCAGCGCCAGCCATGCGGCTGGTACCCTGCATGCCCAACGCCATCGGCTGGCCTTGCGATAATCGGTTGATCTCTCGCAGGGTTTCAACCCCCTTGCGGTTTTTTCGAGCCATCACCACCTCGGAGTAGGAGTAAACGACCGGCCTCGACCGCCGTTGCCAGCGCGGTTGCTTATCTCTTTAACTCGGCGATTCCACACCTCAATACCGGCTCGCACTTCAGCCAGATCTGCATACTTCATAGAACGCGGGCCGATGCGATATTCTTGCTTCGCCAGAATTGCGGCTTCAGCGTCTAGGTAGACCTGAAGTCGCGCGTTGGCTTGTTCGAGCGTGATTCCTGCCATGCAAATATTTTAGCCACTAAAGCGGCCAGATCCTGCCAGCCTCCCCACTATCCCATTGGACATTCGCGTGTTCCCTTTGCCCAGCTGCGCTTCCAGCTGATCCCACATCGTCGCCCTGTTGTAGCGGCGCTTCACCAGCTCCAGTATTGCCAAGCAATACACCAACAGGTCAAGCGGCTCATTGCGAGCACCACTAGGCTTCATCCATTCGAGCACCTGAAAACCTTTTACATACCGCGGCATCAATCGCTCACAAGTAAGACCCTGCAGGTACTCCTCGTTTCCGTTTTGACCAAAATTGACAAAGCCAGGCCCTGACGTGGTGTTCTTCAACCTGCCATAGATGGTTCTCTTGATCGAATCAGTGCCAACCATGTAAAGCGTGACGCCTCCTTTAATCACCTTGCCTCGATAATTGACATCAACCTTCGAGCCCTTGCCCAACGGTGGAGCGTTGCGGCTGCTGCTCCCCTTCAGCGCTACCACGCCTTGCTTCGTTCGGTGGCGGCAGAACTCATACGCCTCACTGGTGTAGTGCCCGCCGGTGTCCACCCCGCATTGCCTCACGGTCATGGTGCTGCCGGACTCCATCGGCCACTGCGTCTGGCGGATCACATCCACCTGGTCCCACACGTCACTCTGCGAAGGATCGCCGCTGATCTTCTCGTGCCAGATCAGCCAAAGCTGATCGCCGCGGCCCACACCCCAGACACTCACCTCTAGCCAAGTGTCTTGCACATCAACCGCCATCAACAGCACCAGAACGCCAGCAGGGCACCACCCGGACTTGTACGGGTTCTCAGCGATGCGGTCCATCAGCTCATCGCTGTTCACCTTGGCCAGGGTTTCATCCTCCCAGGCCTCCGCCGCTCGTTTGTTTATCCAGCCTTTTAGCAGCATCATGTCATTCTTGGCGCGCAGAAATTCGTCGCGGATCTGCTCCCAGCTCAGCCAGCCATAAGGCGCATACCACCCGGGGAAGTGAAAGCCCGCAGTTTCCCCGTCCCCTTTCGCAGTCGCCCGCCAGATTCCACCAGCGAGCATGGTTGTTTTGTGGTGCTGCGCTACCCGTTCACCGCAGGCTGGACACTGGCACCACACCTCACCATCTGGCCGGTCCCACACCATGTTTTCTTGCCAACGCAACACCTCCAGCGAGCCGCAGCACGGCATCAACACGTGATATAATCGCCGATCGCTGCGCGTCTCGTACTCCGCTGTAATCCGACATGCGCCGCGCACGCCAGGCGTGCTCGTGACGAGCGTCTTGCGGTCGGGGAAGTTCGTCTGCCTGGCCTCGGCGTTCTCCAGCGGGTCGCCCTTGTCGTCCATCTCAATTGGCAGAGATGACACCTCATCAGCCCAGAAGTTTTGAGCCGGCATACCCTGCGCCGCGCTGCCACTGTTACCGCCGATGATCGACAGCAACATGTCGCCCTGAAACTCCTTCAGGAACATGGCGTTCGCTGCATCCCGGCTCTTGCTGCTAATCGTTTTGGCCGCTACTGCTGGGGTGTCGGTAAATAGCGGATTGAGGCGCTGGCGGACCTGCCGCTTTGCAAAGCTCTCACTAGGGAACATCAGCAAGAACGGCGCCGGGTCCAGCGCGATCGTGCGGCCCAGCCAGTTCAGGCCCACCTCTGTCTTCCCGGTCTGGCTGCCGAACAGCAGCACCACCCGCTTGATGCGCTTTTCGCGCGGGCTGAGCAGGTCCATCGGCTCGCGCAGGTAGGGCACCCGATCGGTGCGCCATTGCCCCGGCTCGCTGGTGCTGCGGCGGGTCAGCTGCCGCTCAACGTCAGCCCACTCGCTAACGGTTAGATCCAGCGGAGGCTGGAACGCTGCGATAAACGCCTCCAGGTAGCAGGCGGCGGCGTCAGGCATTGGCCAGCCCTCGCAGTGCCGACTCGATCTCGGTCTGCAGCAGGACGCGGATCTCCTCCTGGTCCTGCAGCGTGGCCAGCTTGGCGGCGTTGCGGTTGGGGATCATCAACAGCAAGTCACGCACTTGCCGCGCCAGACGTGCCGCCTCTTGCCGCACCTCGCTGACCAAGATCAGCTCGCCCTTCTCGCGCATCATTGCCAGCCGTTCGCGCTCCGCCTTGTAAACCGCCAGCGCCCGCCTCGCTTCTCCTATTGACGGCCCGCCACTGGCGGCGGGAGGCTGCTTGCTGCGGGTTGCAGGTTGTGGCGATGCAGCCTCAGCCGGCCTTGCCTTGGCCTGCTTTGCCTTGGCCTGCTTTGCCGGGGGGGAGGGCGGCTCCAGCGGCTCCTGTGACTCAGGATCGATCGGCTCCGGTAAATCCGGTGCAGATGTGGCGTTGGTGTTGTCGGCCCATTGGGCATCAGCCAGCGCCGGATCGATATGCCAGCGGTTGCCGGCCTTGCGCACCGCCGGCTCCGTTAGGCGGCCCGAATCGATCGCCTTGATCACCGCAACGTGCGTCTGGCCGCGCAATCCCTGCCTCTTGCGGTGCGCCGCGTAGGCTTGGAGGTTCACGCAGAAACCCCCAGGCCGTGGCCAACTGCCAGACCAGCTGCCGTCAGCCTAAAGGCAGCAGACTGTGACCTATCACCGACGGCGGGTAAACCGCGGCGCGTAGGTATAGGGGAGGCTTGCGCTATCGCCGGTGCGGTTGCGGAACCTCGCGTTGGCCTGCCGCATCTGGTAAGCGCTCTTCGCTTTGCGGCCCGCCGCCACGCTGGAGCCGCCCGAAGCACGGCCTCCACCTGCCCTGTTGTTTCGACCTGCCATTGGTCACGATGGTAAACTACCATCATCCTATGCAAGCTCTGGAGTATGTGCATAGAAGTTCTTCCATCCCTTTCGCCGGTAAACCACCAGTTTTTCTCCGTTTTCATCAAGCAACGGCGTGATAATTCCGTTTTCAATGACTGACGCATAGGCCATTCTTCGGAAACTTAATGGCCCTATGCTTTTGCTAAAAATGTCATCATTCCACATGATTCGCCAAAGTCCGTCAGCGTCTTGCTTTGGAAGCTTTCCGTCTGGCAACGGTTGCACAATTTTTCGATATTGGCGAGCGCGCTTATGAAGAAGTGGATTTGACCAATCTAAAGCTGGCAACGTCGACATTGTTTCCTGTGCCAACTCTCGGGTAACAATTACATACGGAGCTTTATCACTTAACACAGGATCTACTGCGTTGATCAACTCATGCCAGTACGGCATAACCCTGTCATACACTTCATGCCATGGGTCGAAAAAGCCAGTTGGTGACTCGTACTCCGTCGAAAACACCTCAAGGCCAATACCGATGGCATACTCCATCGCGCTGCGTGCATGGGCAATGTCCAGCTTGCTGCCATACTCACCGCAATCTCGGATGAAGTTCTCACCCAGCCGCTCACGCGCATTACGGCTCAAATTGCCCCTGAAGCTCTTGCCAAAATACGGAACCTGAATCCACACGCCCCACACGCCTAACTCCTTAAGTCGATCCAGCAACGGTTCATATTCCGGCAACCATTCCAGAGAGCACGGGTTGACTCCCACCGTCACCACGTGACCTGCCTCTATCAATTGCTCAATCAGTTCCAGCCGCGATGAAATGCTTGGCGCTCGCGGCTCTAGCCGCTGGCGCACCTCATCGCTCAAGAATGGCACCGACACATACCAAACGCTGCGAGGCGTTTCCCGGATCACTCGATCTAGGATCTTGCGCTGCGGCTTGTGCGCCCCGCGGGTCTGCCAAGCCAGCGGCACCCCTTGCTCAACGCATACTTCCCAGATCGGCTCAAACTGCTCGGCATTGGTGCCAGCAAACACATCAACGTGATTGCTCACCAGCAACGGAACACCGGCTTGCATCAACCTTGCTTCCCTAGTCTGACGGCTACGAAAATTTGCCAACAAGCCCATAATGCTCGCCAAGTCCGCCCGGCGATTTGGCTTGTTCAGATTCGCAAAACAATAACTACAATCATGGCCGCACCAATTCATCGAAAGTTCTAAGCCCGCAGGACTGATCAGGAACTCCCCCGAGTAGGCACAGATTCCGTCGCCGCTCATGCTGCTCCTCGCGTTTCGTTGAGGTACGCATCAACCAGTCTCATCAGCGCTGCCTTATCTCTTGAGCAACCCATCTGCTGCTTTGCCTCTCGCCACTCGCGCAGCTCCTCCGGCTGCAGCACAATTGCCAGCGGCTGCCCGCGCTCATCGCACTGCTCATCATCTTCTTCCTCAGAATCCTCCTCTTCCTGCTTGTTGCCCGACACCAGCAGCTCTGCCAGCTCGTCGTCACTCCAACCCAACAGGTCCCAGCCGATCCCCTCGGTGCGCAACTCCAGTAACTCCTCGCCCAGCAGCTGTTCGTCCCACCCGGCATTGAGCGCCAGCTTGTTGTCCGCCAGCACATAGGCACGGCGCTGCGTTGGAGTCAGGGGGTCCAGCACCAGCACCGGCACCTCTGTCAGGCCCAGCGACTTCGCAGCAGCCAGTCGGCCATGGCCCGCCAAGATCCCATCGTCGCTGGCCACCAGGATCGGATTGGTAAACCCGAATTCCTGGATCGACGCGGCGATCTGCGCCACCTGCTCAGGACTGTGCGTTCTGGCGTTCCTCTCGTAGGGCACCAGCCGATCAATCGGCCAGCGCTCCAACTTGCTCGAAATCACTGGCGGTTTTGCCATGCCATCTTGCCGTTGTAAGGGCAGGTTACAACCTCGCCGGCTGAACCTGTAACCCGCATTACAATCACCCGCTAGGAAAAAGCCGCGGTGCGAATAACCCTCAAATTGCCGAGCTTGCAAAGGACCCTGAAAATTTGGCAAGAGGCCAGGGTGCACCCGGCTCACCGCCGACGCTTGAACTCAGCTTCGAGCAGCTTGCGCCACTCAGACGCAAAGACGCGGTTGTACTCGCGCAGCGCAATCGATTGAACGTCAAACTTCTTTTCGTAGTTTGGTTGGTCAATCACATTGAGAGCGACCTTGAAGCCGCGCTTGTAGCCAATGGTCTGCGGTCTGCCCGGCCGGCCTGAGCCCTTACCTGTGCCACCCTTCGGGCCTCGGCCTGTGCGAACGGCGATGCCCCGAGGCTGTGAGCCCAGCTGCCACCTGCTGATGCCCTGCTCATCACCTCGCAGCATGAAGTAATCACGCTCACGGCGCTTGGCCCCAGAGCGGCCACGTGAGCCGGGGCCGATGGGTGCGTTGAAGTTGCTGCCCTCCTGCGCCCCCCCGCGGAGGCGTGATGCGATGCGCTGCCATTCGCCTAGAGGCAGGTTGCCCTGACGGGTGAGCCGGACGGGCGGCGTGCGGGTGTTGACGGCAAGGAAACTGTCGGATGGAAGCACGCCAGAGCGGCGAAGCATCCGTTCGGTGGATTTGGCCACCCGGTCACCACCGCGAGTGAGGTTCTCGATGTAGCGGCCTGCCGGTGTTCCGCGTGACGGTGGAGTGGCTCCAAACTCAGATAAAGCGCCACCGCCGTAATTAAAGCCGACAGCGCTGTTGAGGCGTTGCGGCGTTGCGCTGGTGCTGATCAGTCCGCGGCGTGTCCAATTGACAGGGCCACCTTCAATTTTGGGAAAGATCTGCTCGGCCACCTTGATGCGTGCGGCTTTGGCAGATCGGGTCATGGCTATAGCAGTGATCCATGGGGTTTGTCCCATGCCATCGGCTGCGGCCCGCTGCATCCGTGAGATGCCGCTGTAGTCGACTTCAAAGGAAACGGCCATGCCCTTAGTCTGCCCAGGTCAGAGGCGCCGGCAAGCCTGTTGTGTGGGTGCGTGGCTGGAGCAGGACTGTTCGAGGCGGCGCTCAGCGCCACCGAATGCCATGGAGGCGAGAAGGGCGCACCAGGAGAGAACAATGAGAACGGATGTCATGGGATGGTGGAGAGGAGAGATCGGAGCTGTTCAAGCGTCATGATGGCCAGCTGCTGGCCGGGATCGGTGGTGCCGTGACGCTTGACGACGAGAGCGTGCAGAGGCTTGTCGGAGTTCTGCTGCTGCTCTTGAGTTTGCCGTAGCCAAGCCCCTAGCGACAGGGTGCGATGGTTTTTGCATTGAATCGCAGCATTTGGTGTCCATAAGTCGCCGCGGTCTAGGGTGGCGCCGGCAGGGATGCGCTCGCAGGGGATGGATTCTTGCAGGTAGTCGCGCACCAGGCGTTCAAAGGCTGCGCCCTTGGCTTTCTGCGGATTGGCCATCAGATGGTGGGCGGCTTGACGGTCCAGAATGGCGCACCGGTTTTTTCGATAGCGCGGCCCATGGCCTTATCGGCCTCTTTTATTTTTTCTATAGCCTTTTTCGCTTCTTTGCTTAGCGTCGTAGAAGTTTTTCCATTGCTATAAGCAAAGCTCCAATCATTGAAGCTAAAGCTATCATCAACCAAGCCAGCGGCGTATGCTTCAATCAGATCAGATTTTGCATCTTCTAAATCAGACTGAATCCGCTTGCATTCTTTTGTTAATCGAACAATACGATCCAGTAGTGCATCTATGTCGCAGTCTGTGGCTGGTGGATCAACAAGCATTGTGCTCGACACGCGGGGGGTGGGCGGGGGCAGCCAATAGCTTAGACAGGCTGAGCTGCGCACCACCTTGCCCAAGCGCCAGCCCAGTGGGAGATGCACTCAGATCGGCTGTAGAGCGTGCTGAGTGCGGTGCGGCCTGGGCGGGCCCAGATGGTCTGCCCGTAGTCGTAGTAGTTGTTGTGGGTGGCCTCTAGCGCCATGTAGCCACCCAGCTGGGCGCGGGTGCAGTAGGTGCTGCCGTTGGGGCCGAGGCTTTTGAGATCGGCCAGTACGCGGCCCTGAGGGCCGTCGTAGGCCAGGTCATAGGTGCCGGCCACTCCCCTCCTGATACAACAGGTCAACCTCTCGGAGGCGATGACTTGCGCGTGGTCCCAGATCGGGTGAGAGAGCATCGGCTCGATCCATTCCCGGTAGTCGCCGGAAAGGAGCTGTCGCAGCTCTGCCTTGGCCACGGAACGGCCGGGAGCATCTGAGCCTGAGGGCAGGTCAAAGCGATCGGAGAGGAACAGTTCCAGGGCACTGTGGACGCTGTTGCCGCGCGGCGCCCAGATGTGTTCGGTTGACTTGATGCGAGCCATGGCGTAGTCGGACTTCTGGGCGCCGAGCACGCCGGTGACGCTGTAGGCAAAGGGGCGATCGTGCAGCCAGTATTGGTGTCCAGGGTCGAGACGCTTTAGACCGGGAATCGGGTGCAGTTGCATCGCGTGTGGGGGGGGGGGGGGTATTAAATGACCGCGGGAATTTGGGAATTTTTCCGGCAGATCCATTGTGGCGCAGTGGATTACAGGAAATGAAATGCGGGAATTTTGCGGGAATTTTCGCGTATCACCGGGAAAACACAGGGAATTTTAAGGGATTTTTAAGGTATGTAGCATGTGGGTGGTTGGTTGGTAGCACTGAGAATTCCCGCTGAATTCCCGCGAATTCCCGCAAAATTCCCGATTTTGAAATCCCGAAATCCGTTGCAGCACAAGGGATTACAAGAAAAAATTCCCGATTTCCTTCTCTCTTTAGGGGGAGAGAGAGAGGTGTGTAGCAATTTGGTAGCACTGCAGCATTGCAAGGTGTCAGTAGCACTGAGGTAGCACTGAGACTCATGTCGGTAGCATTTTGGTAGCACTGAAACCTGAAACTCTTTGCAGCGTCAGGAGCGTTACTGGGATCTCAGGTTCCAGGACGTGTCTTGCAATAAGACCAGCGAGAGGATTATGTCCAGGCGATGGGTGAGCCAGCGTTGATGGCCTCCCAGGCGGCGCGTCCCGATTTGGTGAGCCGCCAAGCGGTGCCGGTTTTGCGAATGAGCCGGCGCTTTCGCAACCAGGTGAGGTTGTTGCGAACGGTGCTTTCGTTGAAGCCGAACAGCTCAGAGACAAGAAGGGAGGTTTGGCATGGCATCTGCATCTGAGTGCGTGTGTGGATTGCGTCGATGATTTCGGCGCGTGCGTTGCCGGTGATCTCGCCGCGCGTCACCTCGAAGCCGTCTTCGGTGAGTCGATAGGAGAATTCACGCGACTGGCTGCCGCGGAGCTTGTGAACAGACCATTCGTTGACGGGCCCGCGATCGGAGGGGAGACGTGAGATCTGATGGACGCCTGAGGGGATCTGGTTGATGTTTTGAGAGCCTGCTGCGGCTTGGAGGCCTTTGCCGGCGGCCTTGCCCCCTGCGGGGTGGTGGAGCCACAGCAGGGAGCAATGGCGCCCCACGAGGGCTTGCATGAACCTCATGAGGGTGCCAACGGGCCCGATGCCAAAATTGATGCCGGCGAGCTCCAGGACTGCTTTGAGGGAGTCGATCACGACGAGGGCATAGCCGCCGCGCTCCAGCTCCTCGCGAAGCTCCAATAGGCCCCTGGGGGTGCATGACCATGGGGGGAGGTTGTCGCTGGCTTCAGCGGCCCAGATGGTGAAGCCGTTGACGATTGCAGGATCATCAGCGACGCCGAGATCCTCCAGATACTCAGCGACCATTGCGCGTGCGCCTTCGCCACCATCGGAGCCGATCCAGAGGATGCGGCCGGTACGGGGGGGTGGGATCTGCTGATCGAGGAATGAGGTGCCTTTGATGATGGCGGCGCCCATGGCTGCGGCGGCTATGGTTTTGCCGGCCCCACCAGCGCCGAACACGACGTGATCCCGGCGCCAGAGGAGGAATCCGGGGATGAGATCCTCGGCAGGGTTGTCGAGGGGATCGGTGATGAGCCGACCGCGTGCCGTGCCGGCATGGCCGACCTGCAGGGGGAGTTCCCAACGGTTAGCGAGTGCGTAGAGGAGACGATCGTCGATTGCGTCGCCCCTAACGCCGAGATTCCAGAGTTCAGCGCGCCGAGCCTGCTGCGCGGCCCAGGGATCGGAGGCGTCGAGGAGGAGATCGAGGAGTTCATCGAGGAGAGACTGGATCTGCTCCTCTCGTGAGGGCTCTGGTGGGGCGGAATCAGGCCCCCCCTGAGCGCGTTGCTGATCGCCTGCGGGCTGATCATCGTGTGGGGGGCGGTCTCGGGGCTGCTGCTGATCCGCCTTGGCGCGTGCTGGGGGGCGCCAACCGTGTTGGCGTGCATGCCACCAGAACGTTGCGGCGGCGATGTGATCACCGCCGGAGCGTGCCACCTGTGAGATGTCCCATCCGGATTCGGTGGAGGGGCTATGGGCCTCCATGAGATCGATGGCGGTGTCGATGTCGGCGCCGGCTGCTTCGCAGGCCTTGATGAGGCCCCAGAGAATGTTTCGGTAGTCGGGGTAGGTGTTGCTGCCAGAGGAGCGGCGTGGGATTGCGGCGAGGGCATCGCGGATCTGCTCGATAGGGCGAGCGTTTATCGATCCAGGGTCGGATTGAGGGGAGCTGCTGCTGGATCGAGGTGGGTCTGGCTGGCCGAATTCATCGGGGAGGATCCACTGCTCTACCTCCTCGGGTGAATAGAGGCATGTGGATTCGTGAACGATGGTGGCGGTTTCGCCGGTTGGCTTGCCGTCGGGGCCGATGTAGTGCGCCCCGGGAAGGCGCATGACGCGCGAGGCGTCCTTGCATGCGCAATCCCCACCAGCGAATTCGATCAGGGCGGACTGGATCGGCGCCCATTGATCTGGTGGGATCGGCTCACGGAGTACCCAGTAGCAGTGAGCGGATTTACCGCCAGTGGCGACGATGATGGTGGGCTCCCCGAGGCCTAGAAGGTGCCAGGCGGTGAGCTGCCATTCGATGGGGCGGTTGTCCCATTCGACGAAGAACGCGCGGCAGCTGGTGATCTCTGCGGCCTTGTCGCCCCCGTTGTTGATGACCAGGTAAACGCCGCAGCCGGCCTCCTGCCAGCGATGTGCGGCGGCCAGGTCGTATCTGCCCTTGCGTGCGCGGATGCCATGAGGGCGGGTCTTGGGGTGGTACTTGTAGGGGTTGAGGCGATGGGGGAAGCCTCGCAGTCGTGCGGTAGCTGGGCTTTTGCCGAGGAGTTGCAGGAACCGATCCGCCTGGCGCCCATCGATGGGCGAAACCATCAGAGTGCATCCGCTGCGGTGTCGTAGTCACGTTGCATGAGGCCATCAAGAGCCTGTCGGATGACTGCTGATCGACTGAGGGAGCCGTGAGCGCGGCGTTGATCGATCCAGGCGAGCTGATCTGGTGTGATGCTGACGCTGAGGGGCGGGGCCATGCCGCGGCGCGTGGATGGCGGGAGAGCGTTTGCTCGGATACTGTTCGGCATTACAGAATGTTGCTCTCGGGCATTCTATGCCCTATGATCATGGGGCAACCGGCGATCCGCGTCGCTGGTTGCGCCACCACCACCGATTGCGCTCCATGACCATGCCTGCCACTGCTCGGACCAAGCGGTGGACGCCTGCGGCTGTAACCGTAGGCGATTTGAGCCTCTGGTCTGTCAATGGTCCCGTCGAGGACTGCCGCTGGCTCCGTGGACTCCATGAGCGGCAGCAAGCGCGATCGGTGCGGAGGTGGTCACCTACTTACCTCACTGGATTTAATGACTAACCCCACCACAAAAGGCCATGGCAAAGCCGCGCCGCAACTGCCCGACAACCACGTATGGGCTGAACTTGAATTTCAGATGCGCGAAGAAGAACTACGCGCTTGTGGATTGGTTCGCGCGAAAATTGTTTTGCCGATCCACTTTAACGAACGTCAAAAATCTCTTGCTCGAAAAGCCGGCAAAAAAGCTGACGAGTTTATGGGCGAGCATTACATGAAGCTGTACAAGGCTTCTCGTCAAGAAGAAGCCATTGAAGAAGCTGCTAGGCTCAAAGAACAATTTGGTGATGACTGGTTTGAAATCTTGGGCTCCGTCCCATTGCGCCCTGGCAAGTGCGCTCCATGACCATGCCTGCCACTGCTCAAACCAAGCAAATGAAAAGCTCATCTGTATTTCCGCTGTTGCCGCTACTAGAGGCGACAGAAATTGCTACTGTAATGATAGCAGCAGCAGAGAAAAATTCGGCGTTACTGGTGCGTGCAGCGCCTGAGGATGTGCCGGGCCCTGTGAGGTTTGTGGTAGTTGTTAACTACGGATTGTGGGAGGTAACAATATGGCGCCGTGTCGGATGGCTAGAGCGCACGTTGAGCGTGCGTGCGCCCGACAACAGATCGTGGCTCAGAGGTTGCCAGCGCGACTGGGAGGGCAACGGATCGATTATTGATCCGTTGGATGGTCTGAGCCGCCAGCAGCGGGTAGCTCTGGAGCACCGGCTGCTGCTAGCGGCCGAGATGCCGGAGCAGGATTTCCCAGTCGACCAAGCTCAAACTGTTCTTCAAGCCCCGTATCAACCCCATCAACCTAGATACAAACGCAAATGAAACTTATTGTTTCTCAGGCCGACTTAAGCTCTGCACTGGCGATGGTCGGCCGGGCGGTTGCAAGCCGCCCTACTCATCCGATCCTGGCCAATGTGCTGCTTACCGCCGATGCCGCCACTGGCAAGCTCAGCCTGGCCGGCTACGACCTAAGCCTTGGCATCCAAGCCAGCATCAGCGCCACGGTTGAGAGCAGCGGCGCCACTACGGTGCCTGCCCGCCTGTTCGCTGAGATCATCAGCCGGCTGCCCAGCGACAGCCCGATCAGTCTGACCATCGATGGTGAACAGCTCCAGGCCACCAGTTTGTCGGGCAGCTACCGGGTGCAGCGGCAGCCGGCCGAGGACTACCCTGATCTGCCGCAAAATACGGACGGTTTCCCGATTTCCCTGCAAGCTTCAAATTTGATCCGCGGGCTGCGTGCCACGTTGTTCGCCAGCGGCAGCGACGAATCGAAGCAGCTGCTTACCGGCGTTCACATCACGCTGGGTGATGCCACTGAGTTCGCCGCCACTGATGGCCACCGCCTGGCGGTGCTGCGCCTGGTTGATGGTGCCACCACCGAAGCGGCGATCACGGTCCCAGCCCGTGCGTTGCGCGAGCTGGAGCGGATGGTGGCCGGCGCGCCGTTGGTCGTGGTCTTCATCGACAAAGGTCAGGTTGTGTTCGACTGCGGTGATCGGCAGCTGACCAGCCGATCATTGGATGGCGAGTATCCGGCCTACTCGAAGTTGATCCCGCCCAAGTTCGACCGAGCGATCACCGTGAACCGAAAGAAGTTGATGGCGGCGTTGGAGCGTGTGGCGGTGCTTGCCGCGCAGCACAACAACGTGGTGAAGATCGCCGCCGATCCTGAGCGGGCTGAATTGCAGATCACCGCTGACGTTCAGGACGTGGGCAGCGGCAGCGAGATGCTGGCGGTCGAGATGAAGGGCGACGCGATTGACATTGCTTTCGACGTGCGCTACCTGCTCGATGGCC